GTACTACGTCCCGACGGCAAGCCTTACAGGGTCGCCGTCATCAACCGCATCATCCGCCACGGCGAATATCCCAAATCCGCCGACTCCGCCGCCCTGCGCGCGCAAATTGAAACCCGCCTGGCCGACCTCGGCATCACCGTCGCCGTCGCCTGGCCAACCACCCCGAAAACATGGGAGTACCCCGACATGCAAGTCTTAACCCAACAGGCGCGCCAGCTCTTCCGCCTGCCCAAATCCCCCTTCGTCGATGACGTCCAGACCCGCGACGACGTCTATCTCTCCGACGAGCAGCGCTACATCCGCCAAAACATGCTCTTTGCCGCCAAGCAGGCGGGGTTCGTCGCCATCATCGGCGAGAGCGGCGCGGGCAAAACCACGCTCAAGCGCGACCTGATCGAGGGCATCAAACAAACCGGCGAGCCGATTATCGTCATCCAGCCGCAAAGCATCGACAAGGCGCGCCTGACCACCGCCCACCTCTGCGATGCCATTATCGAGGACGTCAGCCAGGGCACCGCCACCCCGCGCCGCTCAATGGAGTCCAAGGCGCGGCAAATCCAGCGTCTGCTGACCGAGAGCAGCCGCGCCGGGAACAAACACTGCCTCATCATTGACGAGGCGCACGACCTCACCGTGCCGATGCTCAAATACCTCAAGCGCTTCTGGGAGTTGGAGGACGGGATGCGCCGTCTGCTCGGCATCGTCCTCATCGGCCAGCCGGAGCTGAAACTGAAGCTATCTGAGCGCAATGCCGACCTGCGCGAAGTGGTGCGCAGATGCGAACAAATCGAGCTGCAACCACTCAACGCCTTCGTCGCCGATTACCTCACCCACAAACTGCGCCGCCTTGATGTTGCTTTCGAGGACGTCTTCGCCGCCGACGCCGTGAGCGGCCTCGTCGCCCGCCTGACCCGCCCCTCTGCCGACGGCAAACAGGTGATGAGCCTGCTCTACCCGCTCATCGTCAACAATACAGTCACCGCCGCCCTCAACGAAGCGGCCAAACTCGGCTACCGCCAAGTCACCGCCGATATTTTCAACGCCATTTGAGGAGGCCATATGAATCAAAAAGACCTGGAAACCGTGCTGCAAGCATGGATAAACGCCTCACTGGAACTGGCCGCAGTGATGGAGGAACAAGGCATAACACGCCTCGCCCCACCCTATCAACAGGCAGCGGCAAAAACGCCGAACTCTCACTAAAAATCATCACCCCGGAAGGGGCGGACGAAGATTGGGAGATGGACAGTTTTTGGGAAGACGACAACGAGGAGGCCGCATGAAGCGTGAAAACGCCGAAGCCCTGCTATGGGCAGATTACCGCCGTGCCATTGAGGGGCGGTACTACACCAACCTGCAAGCCTACCACCCCGATTTACAGGCGCTCGCCGAAAAACTCGACAGCTTTTTGCTCAGTGTAGATACAGCTGAGGGGCGGCGCATGACAACCGCCTTGCAACTGGCGCAAATCATCAACGAACAACCGGCGGAACCCGACGTAATCGGGGTACGCCACGAGGTGTGGCCATCCGGCACGGTGGCGATAGAGATGGCATTTGCCGACGGCGGCAGGGGCGTCATGAATATCGGCGGCAGCAGCATCCACAGCCTCAGCTACTACCGCGACACCATCATCAGCGAGCAGCGCAATCGCTACACCGCCGACACCCTTGCCGCCTGCGATTACAACATTACCGCCCTGGCACTACGGCACCTCGCCTGGTTACGCGGCGAGTACCAGTACCTGCAAAAATTTTTGGCCGAGCGTCGTGCCGCTCAGGCTGATTTGCCTTAACCGCCCATTAAAACCATCTTAACCGGAGACCAAACATGGCCAAAACCCGCCTTAAAGCCCAAACCCTCGCCACGCCGCAGAGCCGCGAAGAAACGCAAAACTGGATCAAAGACCTCGGTGACGTGCAACGCGAGCATACCCGCGCCGTCGCCGCCATGAACGACGAAATCGCCGTTATCACCGAGCGCCACAAAGACGGCATCAATGCGCTTGCCGAGCGTGCCAAGGAGCTGCAAACCGGCATCCAGACTTGGTGCGAGGCCAACCGTGCCGAGCTGACCGCCAAAGGCAAAACGGCAAACCTCATCACCGGCGAAGTGAGCTGGCGCCTGCGCCCGCCGTCCATCCGCATCCGCTCACAGGAAGCCGTGCTGGAAGCGCTGCGCACCCTCGGTCTCATCCGCTTTGTCCGCGTCAAGGAGGAGGTCAACAAGGACGCGATGCTCGCCGAGATGGACATTGCCGCCACCGTGGCAGGCGTCACCGTGGTCAAGGGCGTCGAGGACTTTGTGATCACGCCGCACGAAGTTGAGGGGGTGCAACCATGAGGACGCTGATTGACTGGCTTGTCGCGCGGCTGCGCCGCCGCATCCGTTTGAGCTATCACTTGCACGACGCCGACGGCACCATCGAAATCCGCCAAGGCTGGCACACCGTGCGCCTGAGCCATAGCGATTACCTGCTGCTACAACAACTGAAAGGGTGGCAACAATGAAGGCGCTGAAATTTGTTGAGCGGCATGCCGCGCTGATTTGTTGCCTCTGCGTCGCCACGGGGGCGCTGGTCGTCATCAAAGGCGCCATCAGTGCCGAACCCGGCATGGCCGCCTATGGCGCTTTCCTCACCCTGGTTGGATTCACCGGGCGTACACTGCTGCTCACGATGGACATCTACGACCACCTGCGCGGCATCCCCCTGCCGCACGAGCGCGAGTTGGTCCAGGCGATTGCCAGTCTGCGCGCCTGTGATAATGCCACCATCAGTCCGCTCGACCGCCATTACCGCCGCGCCGCCGCTGAGCAGGAAGTGGTCGCCGCCGCCGAGGCGCTGGTTAAAGCACGGGGCTGGTCATGAGCTTTACCACTCGCTGCACGCCACATAAGCACGCCGCGCTGTTCTTTCGACTGCAAGGGCTGGCCGAGCACGTCATGCGCAGACGCGACGACGCAGAGGCGCAAATCCGCCGGTTCATCGGTAGGATAGCCGCTGTTCAAATCATCTGGGCAAACAAGGAGCGGGCAAAAGAGATCGTTTTTGAGCTCAATGGAGACGACGGGGCGCACGCCATGATTTGTACACTCAACGAAGCAAATGACGAAATCACTCATGTACGTACCGAAAGGAGCCGGACATGAAAACCCGCTGCCCCAACTGTGGCGCCACCCTGAGCCTCGACGCACTCATTGCCCACGACGATGCCCGCACCGCGCTGCGCCTCTTGGTGCAACTGGGCGGCGACCTTGCCACCCTGACCGTGCGCTACCTCGGCCTCTTTCGCCCAACGCAGACCGAGCTGACCTTCGCCCGCGTCGCCAAACTGCTCGGCGAAATCCTGCCGGACATACAGGCGCAGCGCATCGAGCGCAAGGGCGCGGTATATGACGCACCACCCGCCGCGTGGCTGTGGGCAATGCAGGAAGTGCTGGTCACCCGCGACAGCGGCAAACTCACCCTGCCGCTGAAAAACCACGGATACCTCTACGAAGTGCTGACCCACTACCGCCCCGCCGCCGTCAGTGTGGTGACACCCGCCACCCCGGCGGACGCCGCCCCCGCTACCAACAGCAAAACCGGCGCGGCGGTAAGTGCGCTTGCCGGGATGCTCAAATGACATGCCGAAAGAAATCCACAACGCCATCATCGTTGGCCTCATCAAGCTGGTCACCCTGCGACTGCGGGGCGCGCCGCCCGCCGAAAGCGTTACCACCGTCGCCGAAGTATGGCTGGAAACACTGGCACGGCGGGATTGGCAACCCGCAGACGTTGCCCGCATCGAGTGTGCCTTCCGTCGCCTCTGCGCCGAGATGACCGACTGGCCGGCACCGCGCCACTTCCTCGACTGCCTGCCGCCCCGCCCCTCCTTGCCGCCACCCGACACCATCCACGACCCGGTCGAAGCCGCCAAAAACGGCGCCCTCTTCGACCAAATCGCCCAAATGCTGAAAATGGAGAACACCCATGAACACCGAACAGAAACAGAACAAAAAAACCGCCGAAGTAGTCGGCAGCCTGATCGTGACGCTGGTAGATACCTCAATGGCGCTAAATAACAACGATCGCGAACACGCCATCGCCAACCTGCAACACGCGCAGACGCTGCTTGCTGCCACCCTCGAAACCCTCGGAGGCTGACCATGTATATCGGCAACCAAACCGCTCGCATCCACATCGGCAAAGCGCGCCTCGGCATGGATGACGACACCTACCGTGCCTTCCTGCAGCGACTCACCGGCAAAAGCAGCAGCAAGGACATGAGTACCGGACAGCGCGCCCGCGTACTGATGGAAATGACCCGCCTCGGCGCTTTCAAGGACGCGCGCCGCCCGCTCACCCGCCAGCAACGCGCCTGCCTCGGCAAATGGTACGACCTGCGTAAGCGCGGCATCGTGCAGAGCAAGGACAAGAGCAGCTTCAACCGCTATATCAAGCGCCATTTTGGCAAAAATAACCTCGCCGACCTTGCCGACGACGAGACCAACAAGCTCTACAACATGCTCGAAGGCTGGTTGCAGGGCGCCACGGAGAGCGCATGAGCGAATTTCAGTGGGGCGTGCAAATCCCCGAACCGGACATCAACGAAAGCGGCGAATTTTTCGCCGCTCTGGCCGACCACACCTGCAGCGCGCTTGTCGCCGCAGGCATCCCCGCCGAGACCGCCGCCGAGGCGGTCAATCGCGTGCTGGTTCACCTCGCCGAAACCTTCAGCGGCGAAAAATTCTACGTCACCAAACAGCCCGCCACCTTCGCCCGCTGGATGATGGCCTACCAAGACCTGCGGCGCATGCCGTCGCGCGACGTTGACCGCAAATATGGCTGGAGCGACGGCTATTCGCTCCGCGTCAAAGAAAAAGTGGATGCGCTCATCCAGCGCCGCACCCAGCTGCGGCTACCGCTCAACAGCAAAAAATAAGGCAGGCGCAACGCCTGCCTTAATCTTTGGCAAATCCCAAACCAGTCTAACCGCGCCAGCGGCGCTCATCTCTGAAAATCTCCACAGCAAACGGACGACCGGCGCGCCGCGCGAACAGCGCGCCAGCCCCCGCGGTGTGTGACCACCACGAGCAAGATCCGCTCCTCTCGCGAGAGGGCGGCAAGCCTACCGATTAACATCAGGCGACGCAAGAGGACACATGCCGACCATGCAACACCGCTGCACCTGCAACAAATTACTCGCCGAAAGTCGTGACCTGCGCGGCACCATCGCGATCAAATGCCCGCGCTGCAAGCGGCTCTACACCATCACCTACAAGAATGCCGCCGAGCGTCAGACAACAGGAGCTCCTGACGCCCATGAAATATGGCAAAAACGGCTTTAAGTACCGGCCACAATATGCAGTCATCATCCGCTGCACAGACGAAACCGAGCAGCGCAACACCTACGAACGGCTGCGTGCAGAAGGTTACAGTCTCAAGGTGGTCAACGTATGACCACCATCACCATACACCACCATTGCACCGATTTTGACAGCTACCGCGCGGCACGGGTTAAATCCCTGTTTAACGTCGAGAGCGGTGCCGACGTGCACATTGAGGCGGCGTTGCCGCTGGATGCACGAGCTTGGCAAATTGGCGTCATCGTCGGACCATCGGGTAGCGGCAAAACCAGCATCGGCAAGCGCTTGGGCAAACCCTATGAACCAGCATGGCCGCGCGATTGCCCAATCGTTGACGCGATTTCCCCCGGCGGCAGTTTTGATGACGTAACCGCTGCGCTGGCATCGGTAGGCCTTGGTACCGTCCCCAGCTGGCTGCGCCCCTACCACGCCCTTTCCAACGGTGAGCGATTTCGCGCCAATCTTGCCCGCCTGATTTGCGAGGCACCCGCGTTTGCCGTGCTGGACGAGTTTTCCTCCGTAGTTGACCGGCAGATTGCGCAGATTGGCGCGGGCGCATTTGCCAAGAGCTGGCGGCGTATCGCCGAGCGACCACAAACCGTACTGCTATCCTGCCATTACGACATCCTCGACTGGATACAGCCAGACTGGGTCTTCGACACCGAGAACAGCACATTCCAATGGGGGTGGGCTAGGCAACGCCCACGCATCGACCTGGAAATATACCCTTGCCGTCAGGCCGACTGGCGCCTGTTTGCGTCGCATCACTATCTAGACCTGCCGCCAATGGTAGCCTCCGCCCACTACATGGGACTGGTCAGAGGGCAGCCGGTAGCCCATATCGCTTTCTCCACACGCCCCGGCATGGCCGAGGCGCGTGCCTGCCGCTTGGTAGTCATGCCAGAATGGCAAGGCGCGGGCGTAGGAATGCGCTTCCTCAACGGCTGCTGCCAGCTTTGGTTAGACGGCGACAACCGCTACGCGCGCCCGCTGCGCACGCTTTTCCACACCAGTCATCCCGGTCTTGCCGCCGCCCTGCGCCGTGACTCGAAATGGACACAAGTATCGGCGCAGCTCCACGGCGGCAGCAAAGCGCGTTCATCCGCCAGCCTGCGCAAAACAATGGGAGCGGATGCCGGTTCAGGCTTTGGCGGCCATTTGCGCGCCGTGCAGGGATTCCGCTACTTGGGGGAAGACGTATGAGAGTAGTGATTGCCGGGCAAAAATGGCTGGCCACTGAAATACTCGCCGCCTGCATAGCCCGCAGCTATGACATATTATTGGCCGTCACCAACCCGGCTGGCAGCTTTGCTAAGGCGGCGGCAGGGCAGGGTGTTGCCGTAAGCGCGCAGATTGCGGACATACCGCCCTGCGACGTCATTGTCGCAGCGCACCTGCACCAGTACCTGCCCGCGTCAATCCGCGCACGGGCAAAAAGCGGCGTCATCGCCTACCATCCATCGCTACTACCACGACACAGAGGACGGGACGCGGTGCGCTGGGCGATACATATGCGGGAGCCAATAACGGGCGGGACGGTTTACCGGATGGACGACGGCGCAGACACGGGCGCGCTGCTGGCACAGGACTGGTGCCACATACGGCCGGAGGATACCGCAGCGACCTTATGGCAACGGGAGCTTGCGCCGATGGGGGTGCGGTTGATGATGGACGTATTGGGAGAGATTGAGCGGGGTGGCGACGCCGCCGGTTTCCCGCAAGATGAGAGACTGGCGACATTCGAGCCGGGATTTCCGGCAGCCGCCCTTGCTGATATTTGAGACAAAGTTGCTATATTTACAACTTTTGCAACTCGCATTTATGTCGCGTTTTACCCGCAAATATCGCGCGCGGGATTACCCGTCCCGAAACGACCGTCGCCCACAACACCGTGCAAACCGCCAAAGCCGGCGAACGCCTCGGCACCGAATGGGGCGACGAAATCGACTCGCGCGTGCAGGAAGCCTACGGCCTGCACCGCACCACCACGACGCCTGTCGCCGAAAAACAGATTCACTACGCCGCCAAAAACTACCGGGGACGCAGCATCCTCAGCATCGCGCTCGCTGCCGGCAAAATCGCCCTCAGCATCGAAGACGAAGGTGGCGCCAAACTGCCGCTCTACCGTGAACGCGACAACCACTACCTGCAAGGCAAAAACGGGCAGACTTACCGCCTGCACTACAAGAACAACAGCAACACCACTTATGAAATCGTCGCCAGCGTGGACGGTCTGAACGTGCTGAATGGCCGCGCCGCCAGCCGTCAGGATGCGGGCTACGTCCTGCGTCCGCGCGGCGAACTCACCATCGAAGGCTTCCGCAAAGACGACAACACCGTCGCTGCCTTCACCTTCGGCGCCCCGCAAGACGCCTACGCCGCGCACAGCGCTTACGGCAGCGTACAGAACACCGGCATCATCGGCACCGTGGTGTACGAACTGCAAGGCGACACCCCGCGCACGCCCAATGCCTTCCCCGCCGATGGCCGCTACGCACCGCCGCCCTCACGTTAAAAGCTGAACCCGCTTGCCGGCCTGATCGGATAGCACGACGCTGCGACGGCAGGATGGAAGAGATAGCGAATTTGTCGATAACGTCCCCCCAAATCAACGCCTATCTCGCATAGTGGTTTCTCATCCTGCGGACGAATCTTGCAAGCGAGACGAATAGGTACGAGACGAATAGGTATTTTTGCCCTCCTCCGTCGCTTCGCGACATCTCCCGCAAGCGGGAGGAGGAGATCTTGGTGAGCCCAGTATTGATGCCGCTTGGTGGGAAGCCAGATCTTAGAACGTGTTCATAGTCTCGCTGTAACCCATCGGTATGAACAGAAAAGCCTACCCAAGCAATATGAATCTCCCCCCTCCCCTCTTTTGGGAAGTGCCTGTAAGCGCACCACATCACGCAAAGTGGACTTGTACGATGTCTAGTACCATTCTCTATTTTCTGCGCAACAGCTGTGTCTGGCGTGCCTTACCGGGCAATTTTCCCAAATAGCGCACCGTTCATTCTTAGAACGTGTTCATAGTCTTCGTAGCAGGACTCCCAAGAAAGCCAAAGCTACCATTTGCAGACTGGTACTCAACTTAC